AAGTTTATTGCCATTATTAGTCGTCCTATTTAAATAGTCTTTGTACTATTTATATAGTTTTTTATCTCAACATATTATTAAATCATCCATCAGACCATGATTGCGCTTCGGCGCCTGTTGGTGCAGCACCACCACCTGAAGGTGGACCATATAATAAAATATTCGAAACTTTAAAAGCCTTATTATCATTTGGATTACTATACACTTGCACCGCCGTCCCTAGATCATTTATTGCAATACCTATTCCTTCAGTATTATGTGTAGGTTCAGTATAAACATGAGTTAATATTGCTGCCATTTTACTCTATCCTGCATCTATGCATATGGAACATTATTTTCTGGAAATGCGTAACATGCCCTGTTCTCTGCGCTAGATTGATATGCGTTACCTGTCATATGACCTTTCATTATTCTATATCTAGTAGAACCTTCTAATATAACATCGCCATCAATAGCACAATCATCCGTTGTTCTATAAAAATTCATAAGTCTACCACGCCTTGGATTTTTATATAAATCATTTGCGTCTACACCATCAGGATGTGATAATCTATGTTGACCAATAAAAGTTACAGGAGTCAACATGTGCGCTGGAGTATCTGACCCAGCAATGGCAAAACTATCTTGTCTAATGTTTGGTTGAGGATTAAGTGTTGCATAATAATAATCTGTTGTATGAGTCAAACCACCATGGTTATACCCATTAGCGGCTGAAGAATAACCAGTTCTTACTACACCAGTCCTATCTATATATCTAGGTTGTGTAACTCCAAACCAAGCATAATTTCCCCCCGCCGCCGGATGCTGAGGATTGCTCATAACATTCATAGTTGCAGCATGAGTATATACAGTAGGACAATATGTATTATCTATACCATATGCCCAAAGGTCTATTGTAGGATTATATTCAATATCATTAAGAACCATCCAACCATGATCTGTAGTAGTTGGCGTATTGTCTGCGCCACCACCGCCAGTTACTATTTTAATCGCAAAAGTAGTATCATTTGCGATTACATGAACTGAATCGAGAACCTGTCCGTAGTCCGCACCAGCGGGAGGAACAGCATTCATATAAGCAGTGGTACTTCCCCCAATACCAGTACTGACATTAGTATTAGGAGATATGTTTGATCCATTTCTATCATATATGTGTATTCTCCAACCATCGGAACTACTGATCCTTAGTACTACCTTTAATTGTGGATCTCCAGTAAATTGTGAGTGTGCGTAATGCTTTTTATAAAATTCTAGCTGACCGCCAGTTGATTGGTTGGATACTGAGATTGAGCTATAGATGCCACTCGTAGGGTATGTACCCGCTACTGTTCCTGCAGAACCATTAAACCCCAGTGAGCCAGTGGCGTCTGATTGGGTTGTCCAATTAGTTCCCTGTAAAAAATCTTGTATATTTTTTGTCATGTAGTAAACATCATAGCTATTGTTTGTAGTGGTGTTCCTTGGTGTAAATTTTGCATATGCCATTATGTTATTCTCCTGTCCATTCTGTCCATACATTATCTTCATCTTTTAATGAATTTACTCCGACAGTAACAATTTCTAATGGAGAGCGTAAAGACATTATCAATTGCGTATCGTGATTTATGTCATCGACAATATAATCACTATGCATATGTGCGCTATTGAATGGTGAATTTTCTTTATATTTGTAAACTTTAAAATCAGTAATATAGTTTTCATGAGCAGAATCTTCAATAAGACCATGCCTTTGTCTAACTTCTAATTTTTGTGCATCAGTCAATGCCATTTTGCTATCCTCTTATGAATATGTAAAGGTAACAGTAAGATCAGATCCTGCTGTAGTGCTACCAATTTGTGTTATATCTACTGTTAAATAATCATCTTCCGCTAATGTTATACTCGGTGAACTATTTATAATCTTTGTCCCACCATCAGCAATTACTAAAGTTGCTCCAGATGAACCATTCTTATTTACAGTTATATTTATTGCTGCTCCTACTGGAGCAGTATTAACTCTTGCAACAATTCTATCTATTGTCACGGCTTTTGGAGCATACCATCTTTTAGTTCCGGTCGTAACTGTCAATGCACCGGTTTGAACTAGATTTGTAAAATCTGAAGGTGAAGCAGTTGCTATTTGCCATCCAGTTCCAGTTTTAAAAATATGTAAGTTGCTTGTATCTTCAGCAAAAGCTAAATCACCATTCACATTACCGATCGCTGGAAGATATGTAGCGTCTGCATAAATTTTCACTGACGCAACCAATGATGTTCCATCTGGAGCAACCAATGTTGCAGTACCAGCAACTTCTTTAATTTTATTTTTAAATGAAGGCGTATTTTCTACATATGTTGCTAAGTCTTGCGGCACAAATTTGCTATTTGTTGCATCATATACAATACACATTTGATTCACAAGTGATGGAATAGGTCTTAATTCAATTGGAGTTTTATGACCTTCTTGATTATGTTGTCCATATATAACATAATTTCCATTTTCATTTGTTTCTACAGCTAAGTCTTTAACAACAATAGTGCCTCTCATTGCAGAGTGATTACCACATTGATAATACAAAGTGTCGGGTGCATTTGCATCTACAGTAATTACTAACTGACCTGTTTCATTTCTAGAACCAGTTACACCAGTCGTATATTCTCCAACATATGAACCTGCGACATAATTTGTCCCATTATCTGTTGTTAAATAAAACGGATGTCCAGTAGCAGTCAAATCAAATGTATATGTGCCACCTCTACGCAATGGACCTATTTCAGGATTATCTCCCATTTGTGATCCGCTAAATGTATATACGCCAGAACCAGAAGCTACAGTATATGTTACAGTTGGAGCAGTTAAAGTTGGTGGTGTAATAGTAGAAGGTACTGTAAACGCTAGTCTTTGCACTGACGTAGACGCTCCGCCATTTATATCTGGATGTGTATGATCTACTGTTGTAGTTGTTGGCCAATCTACTAAATTTTGATTATTAGCACCATCAATCCATTTTAATTTAAAGTCATGCGATTGCGTCATACTTCCATATTGAGTATTTGCAAAGTTATTAATTTGATATGTACCTTGCATATAGAGTGGCACAGATAATTGGTTGCTATTCGTTATAGATGTTCTAGCATAAGGCAAAGAACTTGTCGTCCAAGTCCAGAGCCAAGCTGTTCCATGACCGGCTGTTGGATCCGCAACTTGAATTTCTAATACTTCTGGTGCAATAGTCAAATCGACATTACTTAGTTGTTCAATAGATTCAACGGCAGGAACCGAGGCTTGTTCAACACCACCGACTGTAGATTTAGTTTCTAATTTACCATCTGAAGATGCTTCTAATTTAATAGTATTTTCGCCAGTACCAATACTAATTGCAGGTAAAGAGATTGCACCACCAGCACCGGCTGATATTGAACCTGAATCACCTAAAAATATTGTACTTGCGCTCAGATATAAAGATCGCCACTTATTAGTTGGTGATCCTAGATCATAAGACGAATCTTGAGCGGGTATAAGACTTGCATCAATAGAACTAGCGTTGGCAGCTAATCCATCTGCACCTGCAGGACCACTCATTGCAACCCACTGAGATGAACTTCCGTCATTGTAATAGATATACATTGACATGTCTGTAGAATTGAACCACAAATCTCTTTCTACTGCATTTGATGGTGCAGTATCACCAATAAAAGTTAGACTTGAAGGACCTGCAGGACCCGCAGGAGAAACTTCTATCCACTGAGAACTATCAACATCTTCATAGTATAGAAATGTTTTAAGAACTGAAGTATCGAACCACATCATACCTTGTTTAGGATTTACTGGAGCAGTATCGGACATAAACATGCCTGTCGATACTGCTACAGCAGAAGCAGTATCTCTCCAAATACCTTTGGCTGAATTATAATTGTAAGTTATTCCAGACACCGTTAATGTTTGTCCATTCACTGGATTTGCTGGAAAATCTACTTTTGCCATGTTAAACCTTATCTACGCTATTATTCATTTCTATTTATGCTTGAGATTCAGACCATGTTACACGACCAGATGTGGTAAATGGATTACTTGCGCCAATACCACCCGTATCAACAACTTGTACTGCAACAGTTAGAATGTCTGGACCATTCGGGAATGTTCCGTCACCACCTAAAATGCTATTGCCCATATCAATAATGTCTCCAAGATCGAAATTGGAAGCATTTGAAAGTTTCTTACCATTCGCATCTGTAGCACCACCAGTTGCACGAAATGAGAATACTTCTGTGCCGCCTGTTATTGTATCTCCAGCAGTGTGTTTAATAAGTTGAGATAGCGATGGATTATCAACATTTGTCCAAATCGGACTGCTAACATCACCGTTTAAAATTAACTTCACTTCACAATCATGCGTCAAAATAAGTCCGACTTGATTTAGTTGAAGTTGCATTCTATTAATAATATCTCTTTCACCAAGATTACCACTAAGATTACCGTCAACAGATGGTGCGAGTCTCAAAGAAACTAGTGGAATAATATCTGTTCCTAGATTAACATCTGTATCTGATCCGCCTGCTGCTGGTGCACCCAAAGACAATGCAGTTCCGCTTGCTACTGAAGGATATGATGCTGGAGTTGATCTTGACCTTGTTATATAGATATAGTTGTAGAATGTTCCACCAGAATATTGCGTATAGTCAATCTCTTGACCATTCAGCACACCATCTGCAGTGTACAATGTCAATCCACTATAAAATTTATCGGAATTAGCAGATGAAACAGGAATTCTTACCCACCAATCGTATGAACGTCTTTGCCAATTATATTGATAGTATAATGATGAAGCACCCGAAGTATTCACACTACTAGTTTCGCCGTTTGTAAATGATAATGATTTAGACGGAGCAGTAAATAAATATGCTTTATCATCGTCAAATGTTCCGTCCATAATAACAGACGTGCCCCAATGAAACAGAGTTGGTGCATAATCTGGAGCCGCGCCACTTTCAATTTCGTACTTAGCTGGAATATTTCCAGAACGCATATATGCTTCATCTAATCTATTGTTATGCACGAATTGATGAACATATCTAACATGACCATGAGCATCTTTAAAGCCAAATCTAATTTTACCGGCGCCATACCAAGAATAATCCATATAAGCCATCTGAATTTTATTTATATTTAAAACGAATCCGTCTGGTCCAGTACCATCGCATTTATCAAGATTCCAATCTGATTGAGCAACTTTAACATCTTCAGTTTTTGTTACGATAGCACCAGAAGTACTTAATCCTTTAAATTGTGGTTGTATATACATTTCATTTTTACTTGAGATTTTAGTAATCTTATAAGACTGTCCACGCAATACAATATAGTCACCTTTTGTTAGTTGTCCCGTAAAGTTAGAACTACTGTTTCCTACAACTTTGCCGCTATTATTTACAAGAGATACTGTTCCACTTAATTGTGTTACTGATGATCTTCTGCAAGAGTAAAGAATATTACCATCAAACTCAAAGAAAAACCCATTTTGAAAATCGTACATGCCAGCGCGTGTTGCAGCACCAGAATAACCATTCATATTATATTTTATAACTCCGTTTGGAACAGATGTAGTAATATTTCTAGTCATACCATATTTAAATGTAAAATCATCCACTATTTCATCTACTGTAGTATCGCCATTATATGCAGTGTCGCTAGAATTTGAAACTGTTATATTTGAACCCACTTTAAGTCTATGCGGATATTTTGTAGTTGCGGTTGCTTGGTTTGTAGCGAAATTTTCTATCTGAATTGTTCCAAACATAGCTTGATGATTTCCACATTGATAATATAAAGTATCTGGAGCATCTGCAGGAACAACAAAAGTTAAAGTTCCGCTGTCAACTCTTGATCCGGTTACTCCTGAAGTATATTCTCCGACATAATTTCCTGCGACAAAACCTGTACCATCATCAGTTGTAATATAGAAAGGATGTCCCGTGGCGTTTACTGTAAATGTATATGTGCCGCCGCGATAGAGTATTATATTATCATTAGGTGTACCAGCATCGAATACATATGCACCAGTTGCATCGTTTGTGACAACTCTTGTTACTGGACTTGGCGTCAAACCACCAGTTCCGCTCAAGCCTTCTAGAGTCACTGGAGGATTGAAGTTGATAGCAAGCGAAGTTTGAATACCTTTACCAGATTGATATCTAAAATATTTTCTAGTTTGACGCATAACTTGTGAATATGGTGATGTGCCTGCGGCGATTTCTACACCACCATCAAAAGGTCTATGTACTGAAAATCCGTCAGGCTTAGTGTAAACTTTAGTTTCTAAGAAATGCTTTGCTGCAGAATTAGTGAAATCTAAATTTTGATTTATAGTTAATTTACTATCATCTGATATGGACGTAACTTGTCTTTGAATTAATTCTCCTGGACTATTAGTAGCATCTTTAATATAAATTGTATCGCCAGTTTTAAAATATCTTTTAAAGAGTGTCCCTGTACCTTTAAGAACATTACTTCCAGTTTCAGCAGCAACAGTGCCATCAGCTTCAGCAACACCTAAAATACTAGCAGTTGATATTTTATGTACTCCTGTTCCAGCTGTAATCTGAATATAATTGTCTCTGTTTATAGCATCTTCTGCGGTAGCGCAAAGTGCGATCCACTGATCATCGATAGCAACAACATAATAGGTTGTAGCATCTGTTAGATTAGTGAGAGCCGTATTTGAATTAACATTATATGTTACCTGTGTTCCAGTGATTAAAGTATGTGCTCCAGAATTATTTACTTGAATTAGATAATCCGAATTAACTGTAGTTGCATCCAATTCTATAGTTGTGCCGAATACTTTTGATGTTGTGTTAAACGCAAAGTTATTTTCTGTGACAGAAGCCGCCGAATATGTACCATCAATAATACCTAGTTCGGCTTTAGTTTGAAATTGAAAATCTTTTGTTCCAGAATTGGTTAAATTTACGGTGACTCCACCGGACTTTAATGCAATTCTATCATTACTAATAACATCAGCGATATATTCATTTCCAGCTACCAAACTAGGATACTGATAATTAGTATCAAAATCTGTTAGAAGATCAGTCATAAATCCAGTATAATCTCCTATAACATTAAATTTAGTATCAGATTCACCTAGACTAAAAACAAGACCAAATTCAATAATATCTTTCCATCTGTATGAAGAACTTCCATTCCAGTATCCATACCAGTATGTGTTATTATTCGTTGATCTAGTCATACCTGCATTAGTTGTGTAAATATTCCAGTCGGAAGTATTCATAAAATATCCTCTGATAGCGACAGTACTATTACAACCACTTCTAGCATGTTTCATTACAGTTAAAGCATATTTGTATGTATTGCCGCCAACAGTAAGGGTTTGTTGATTTATATTATTTGAATAAGACATAGAACCCGCTGATGGTAGTCCAAATCCATCTCTGAAATATCCATACCAATATTCACTTGAGGTTGCTCTACCAGATTCTCTTGTCCAAAAGTAGTAAGGTAGATTCACATTTGGTGACCAGTCCGTTGCTACGACTAGGTTATTTCTATCTGAAGCAGTTGTACCAGAAAAAATATTATATGGTCGTGTAGATTTTAGATTTTTGACATAAAGATTGGTATTAGGAGCATTTACTGATCCTAGTGTACTATAGTAAGCAGTATTTGTGGTATAGTGTAAATCATAATAAGTCATACTTGAATTGCCAGACGAAACTCCAGTATTAAATACTCTTGTGGAATTTTCGTTATTTGCTGTTACCATATTTTGCAAACCTGCAGTATTCGATCCCATCCAAGATGCAATTTTAGTGTTTAAAACACCCCAAGATTGAACATTAGTTCCGGATGAAGCTAAAGAAGAATTTGGCAGAATTTGACCAGAATTTGTTGTTGGAAATACACCACCATTTATAGCTGTCGGTATAACTGTTGTATTTGTATTTAATCCATGCTTAGATATATGAAAAGTATTAGCTGTTGGATTTGATGACACGCCTTGTATATTATATGTACCGGTCGCTTCAGATAATCTTTTGCCTGACAATTTAAATCTATCTGGTGATATTACATCGACAGTATAATCACCGTCGGCTAGGTTAGAAACATTCGTACTGTTCGTTGTTGATGTACTACCAGTATGTTGTTTTAGTAGATTACCAGATGCTGTAGTGATAGAAATAGACCCGCCCTGGATTAATCCATGAGTAGAAGAATATAAACTATCACCATCAGTATCTACAACCATAGGACAATAAAATTCCGTATTTGCTGTAGGATAATAGTTATATGTTCCTCTGTAATAAGATTTTTGACCTCTTATTTGTCCTGTACTAGAATATAAGGTAAGATAAGTATAATTTCGAGTCGAAAATCTAGTAAAATCTTCAAAAATATTATATTTGTTGGGCGTATTTACACCACCACTGCTAACAAAATTAAAGTAACTGCTGTATCTTGGCGTATATGCTACCCCAACATAATAATGTGGATCGTACTGACTGCTTGAACTTCGATCAGAAAAACAAACCCATTTAACAGTTTGTCCAGAAGTATATCCTAGTCCATAACCACCATCAAATGTTTGTCTTAAATCCCAACCAGAACGATTTCCACCATAATAACCTTGGGCTGAATAGGCATAGCAATAACTATTTCTGCGAGGAACATAGAGCCTTCTTATTTCATATGCAAGATGCAATGAATGTTTACCATAATTAGATGTACCTGCACTTGAGAAATTTATAGCAGAAGCACCTTCACTTGATCTTAATCTAATAGTATTAGCATTTACATAATAAACTCTATATCTCTGGAATCTACCTAAACCACCAATAGCAGTATCTCCAACTGCTGGCATGTAAAATAGAACATCATTATTTTTTAAACCATGGCTCGTCCAAGTGATTTCATTATTACCCACATCAACATCAGTACTACTAAATTTATGAGAATATCTACTTTTCATCTGTTTAGTTTCAGTTTGTGTCAAATCTGGTGTTATTGTCTTTGTCAAATCATCTTCATAATCTACATATGGTCTACCATCAGGAGCTAAAACTGTTGTTGTGTTAGTCATTTTAATGCCTTTGCCACCGACGGTATTCAGCATATAAAATTGATTTCCTACTTCAAATCCATGAGGATCTTCAGTAGTCACTGTTATAGTAGAACTAGGATCACCTTCATCAGTGACAATTCCAGTTGAGGGATCAAAGGGAATTTGAGATCCTGTATAAAATGTTCCAGGAGTTATAGTTGTATAAATGCTACCGATTTCACCAGTACTACTCTGGACAGAATTTGCAGTGTATGTAAATGATTTAGTTGTTGGAACAGCAGCGATAAGAAATTTACCTTCGGCTGTTCTAGATGATAGTCCTTGTACGTCAATCGGAGTACCTACAGGTAGAGAATGATCTTCAGAACAATAAACTGTTACGATATTTGAGTTGGAAACTGTTTCTACAGTATCTACAATACTTAACGATAAATCTCCATCTGATGTATAAAAAGAAGGAACATTATTAGATAGTTCTAGTGTTTCCCATTTTGTTGGCTGAAGGCCATATTCAAAATCTGTATCGATCAAATTTTCTGGCGTAGAAACTCTAACTTTATGTACTGGATCAAGTAAAGAGTCCGCAACTTCTACTTTCATTTCACCCGTGTCAACAATGATTTGAAGAACATCTGTTGTTGCCATGGTTCCTAAAGAATTAGTATCAAGTGTTAAATTTACAATACTTTTTTCAGATGTATGCTCAAACGATATAGTACCGCCAAGATTCGCATCTGAAAAATTATAAATTATTGTATTAGTAGTAACATTTGTTATCAGAAAAAAATCTGAAAGTTTATGATAACCTAATACCGATACGGTTCCTAGTACAGGATCAAATTCATAGTACGAATTAATAACCTTTTTTGCCATTTTTCTCTAACCTTTACTTTTCAGCTTAACGCTATTGCCATAGGAACAGCCATATCTTTTGTTGCTAATACCCACTCATTTGTGTTGTATACATGTAAAACATCTGAGGTAGTATTATACCAAAAATCGCCGTGCTTGGGAGAAGTGGGCGCTGTTGCTGATAATGTCGGTGCTCCAGAAGTTGCTGCTGTTTTAGTCACTACTCCAGATGCTGTTCTTTCTGGTATAGCGGTAGAGAAAACTCCTTTGCTTCCAAAGGCTTTTGCTACATAACTTGATTTTGATCTAGCCATTTATTCCCTCTTATAATATGCCTTCAATAAAATATCACAAATTTCTAGGCATTCTTTGTAGCCACACTTAAATCTATTTTTAATGTGGCCGTTTTCTTTAAACCATTCAATGTTATTTATACAACTCACTTTTCTATTTTCTGGGATATTAAGATTTAATGCGCGAGTCTCAAATTCATATCGTAGATTTAATAGTTCTGCAATAGATTTCATGTGATTTCCTCATACAATTGTTTCCAAGTATCGTATCTTTCAATATAACTATCTTTATTATGATCGTGCGCTATTAAAACAGAGTTTAATCCAAATCTCTCTCCAGTAACAGCATTTTCATGCTTATCTTCTATCCATAAAAGTTCGCTATCTGCGTATGGCTTTAATGCATCATCTTTATCTGCGCCTACGTCAAGAAAGACGTATTTTTCAAAAGCAGTTTTACCAAAAAGTTTTTCAGTATTTTCTATTCTTAGTTTGCCTGCCCAAGGATCTTTTGATAGTGAGGTTATCATATGAAAAACGTATCCATGTTCTTCATGGAGTTTTCTAACATATTTAATAGAATCTCTAAGAGGAGGTAACCATCCAATCCTACTAGATTCATTAAAGTTTTTTACTAACTCTCTTTTTTTAATTTCAGTTATATTATATTTTTTGGCCATATCGTATGAAGTCGAGTAATTGGGTTGAACTGAATGACCATTACTGATCATCCATTCATTAAACGCTTGTTCCCAATTCATAAGAACGCCGTCACAATCTGTTAATATAATTTTGTCCATGATTTAACTTTCATCCACATCATAATCGTCTAATCCGTCAAGTAAAACGTAATCAACTTGGTGACCTTTTAATTTAAAAGAAGTTCCGCTTTCTTCTACATCACGTATTCTTAAATCTTTATTCTGAGACTGCGACTTATGCTTATTACGTTTTTTATTCTTAGGATCGTATCGACTGAATTTAGCCATTGTTCTTATTTCATCCTTATTTTATGAGAAAATTTTACCTAATGTTTGAGGTCCAGCGATTCCGTCTGGAGTACAATCGTGTTCAACTTGCCACGCTTTTAATGCTGCTTCTGTTCCAGGACCAAAATCGCCGTCAGCATCTAATCCCAAAGCTTCCTGAAGCTTCTTTACTGTGTCGCCTTTAGATCCTCGTCTAATAAGGCTATATGTTATATCGTCATTATCATCTTCAATTGATGTAATATGTGCTGGAAATTTTACCTTACCACCAAGAACCTCAAGAGCGTGTGCATAATGTTTCTTACGATCTGCAAGTCCAATTGTGCCTCCATTGATACGCTTTGTCATTCGAAGAATATCATCTGCGTCACAATATCTGTTAATATTATTTGTTTTCCAGAACCAACATGCACTTTCAATAGCACCTTTAGGAGTGCGTACATAATCAGTTGCTTCCTCAGCAGTCATTCCAACAGTCTTACCAAATTCAGTATAATTATAGCGACCTGTTAATTGTAGAATGCCACCACCTCTAAATGTCCAACCATCACCTGATGCAGTATCGCCATTATCCATACGATTTGCATAAATGCGATTAGCAATCTTTTCTGGTTGTCTATGATATCCTTGAGCATCAACACCTGCACGTTTAAAGTATTTCCCAAAAATAGCATCTAGTGCCTTTGCGCTATAATTCAAATTTTCAGTAATAGTTTTGTAGCTTGCGCTTTCATGTGCAGTTTGGGCAATAAAGCCTGCTACGCGATTTGGTGTGGTAATCTCATACTTTGGAAACAATTCTACCATTGCATTGTACCAATCGGCTACATCGTCTTTATGTAAAATTGTCTTAACATGTTCTTCTGTAAAATCAAAATCCATCTTGTCCGAACTCCCTTGTGTTTTCTATTGTAGAGACTAACTCTTGATAGCCTCCGATATGTTTATCAAACCAAAATATTTGAGGAACTGTAGATATAGAATGTGAATTTATTCTTTTTTGTAGTTCTTCAAAGTTTTCAAATTCTTCTGCATCTTTATATTCATATTTCATTTTATATGTTTCCACCAATTCAACAGCTTTGGTGCAAAAATTGCAATTACTCTTTCCATAAATCGTTATCATATTTTCCTCTTTAGAAGTTTAATATCTCTTTCGTCATTATATAGTCACGAACTAAATCAGACCGAACAATATCTTCCCAGCCAAAATTTACAATTCTAAAGAATCTCATTTGCTCAATGATCTGTATAAATTTTATAATTCCGTCACTCTCATCTTTAAATTTAAAATCAGTTTGTTTATGATCACCGCAAAAAATTATACGACAATCTTTACCTATTCGTGTAATGACGGAATCTAATTCATGAAAATTCAAGTTTTGCATTTCGTCTACAATAACAATAGATTGATCGAAGGTGCATCCTCTTAGAAAAGAAGTCGTTTCAAACTGAATTTTGTTGGCAGTTTTCATTTTATTATATGCTCCGTCAAAACCAAATAATTCAGAGCATACTAATCTATAAGGAGCCTCATATGAAGCTTCTTTTTCTTCTTTTGTTCCTGGTAAAAATCCTTGATCCCGTGTAGTTACCGCAGACCGAAGCAATATAATTTTTCTGTATACGTCAGGATCATTTAGCATGGATTCTAAAGCAAGATATAATGCAATAAAAGTTTTGCCAGTGCCAGCAGAACCTGACATAACTAAATTTGAATCATCGTCCCAATAATCAAATGCCAGTTTTTGATTATCTGTAATGGGATCAATTTCAATTAATTCTTCAATATTCACTGTAAGAGAATTATTTTTCTTCATTTATTAAACTGTCCTAATAGTATTATTTCTTCCAGAACCCGCTTTAATTCTGTTCAAATGATCTTTAAAACCAGAAGGCGTTTGACCAATCATATCTTTTCTACCGCTAATAAAACCAGCAGTGGAAAGTGCTTGTGTTAAATCAGAATTTTTTGATAGTTTTTCCTGTAACTCATTCCAGCTACAAGATACTTCCCAACTTTCATCTGTTGTAGTATTTTTTATTGTATAGAGTGGCATCATTCATATCCATTTGTATTGCTAATTTCTGTTTATGTAATTCTAATTCCCAATGTCTAACTATTGCAAATTTGTTTTTATGGTCTCTAGGCAACTTTTTTGCTCTCTGTAGATTATCATATTCATATTTTACTAACTTACTGCGACTGTAAACCAATCCGGAATTTGTCGTTTGGACCATGACATTTTAAACCTTTCTTGCTTGGTCTGATAGTATAATTTATAAGACTTTATAGGATCATTTGGAAACTTACATTGCGGCTCATTATTCATAGCCAATTTAAATGGAGTTTGTGACATATTTGAAATATTTTTAGGCGCTTCAGCTAATACATTTTGCAATTTAGTTTGTGTCAAATGAACTTTATTATATCTGTATGTATATTCCTCACAAAGTGCAATAAAATGTTGATAATGCCAATCGTAATTTGCTTTAGATTCCATAGTCCATACAGTGCATGGATGTGCCATATGGACTGCTTTATATAAACTATTCTCACGATCATCCGGCATTGTCCAGTATTTTACCATACGTTTACCAGATTTGGACGCACGAATTCCTAGATTTCCGTCAAGCATTCTATGTGCTGTAGAAAGCATCTGGGCACTTTCTAAGACCATTTTAACAACGTGTTTATCGCATTGAAGCCGAGCGGCCTCTACGGGATCGTCTGATAAGATGAATATATTCATTAGCCAACCTGCATATCAATTGTATTTACAAGGTCTTCGACAAAAACGTCTGTCACTTTTTTGTCAGTAATGCAAGTGAGTTGACCTTTTACTTTACGAATACGCATAAAAGTAATATCATAAAGATCGGAACCATTTAGTTCGATTTGAACTTTACCTTTCCATTTAACCATTCCTGAAGTTTTGAACATAATACCGTCTGTAGAAGTACGCATATATTCTTTTGAACCCCAAGCCCAAAGTGCGCGAGGATCAATTGTTTTGATTTGTGAAAGGATTGTTTCTGCGATACGGTTAGTCATTTTTTTCTTTCTTTGATTCTCTTTACTATTACTTTATAGCTTATCTTCACTTCTTTGTCAATCAAATTCTTTCAACTACCTCTAACGCTCTTTTCCAGATTGTTTTTTCTTTAACTTCTTTTCTCATCACATCTAATACCATGAGCATTTCAGCCTTATAGACTTTCCAAAAATTAGGATCACAATCATAAATGTCAAAAGCATTATCCATTATGTCTGCACATTTGATGAATTGAGAATCTGCAGTTGCGTTTGCTGTGTGCAATCTATCTAAATTCTTACGCGCCTTTCTGTTACCATCGCTAGGAACAGAAACATCTGTCAGACCGACAACCATGCCGGTGATAACACTTCCAAACACATCGTACATTGTATCATATGAAACTTGAGTATCTTCTAAAACATCGTGTAACCAAGCTGCAGCAATCATAGAATTTGTGCCGCCATATGTTTCGACAATTTTGGCAACTCTTTGGGGATGAACAATGTAATCGTCATTTGAATATTTTCTTTTTTGACCAATTGCTCCGTGTGCAGCAATCGCAAAATATTGTGCATTATCTACTATAGACATGATGATTCTTTCTCTGTTGAATTACATGTATTTTATACAACAGAGTTTTGATTATGTCAACTCATTATGCAACTTTTTCTTTAATTACATGAGATTTTCCTGTTATATAATCATCTAGATATTTCTTTTTGGCTTTTACTTTTTTAACTAAATCTAATTTTCCCTCAATTTTTAACTTTTGTGCAAAGTTTTCTAGTTCTGCGCTATCTTGCATAAGTTTTTGAATTTGAGTTTGAGGCATAGTATTCTCCTTAGTAAAAAGTAAAAACTGACTTCCCAGGGAAAGCCAGTTACAGTAGTGTATAAAATAGTATTTTTATTATTGATCTTCATATTATTCTGTTATCAAATTTGGAAACGCCTTTCTAACTAAAGATTTTGAAATTCCGGTTATAGATTTTTTACTGGTCATGTTAATTACAATCTCCGCATCTTTAGGGTGAACAGATTCTAGCAGTTTGATATATAACATTTCTCTTCTCGGTTTTAGTAGCTTATCACCATCTAAGCCTTTAACAAAATATTTGAATTGTTTATTTTGCTTTAAGAGATTTGCGGGAGCGTTATGTCCCTGGTTTGGTTCATATGGTGGTTTACCTGTTGGCACATTCCATTTAACTTTAGGGTCATATGTTCCCCTCAATACATCTTTTAGTGCCCAAGTTTCATTTTTTCTCAACACATTGATTTTATCATCTACATTTTTAGATGATTTTACTAAATCAAATACTTCATAAATTAGTTTCATATAAACTCCTGTACGTTTTCAACCAACAATCTGCATCGTTTCTTTACTAAATAGGGAAACACCTTACTCTTGTTTTTCCAAGGATCTTGTGCTTCATATGTATTTATAATTTCATCTTTTATACTTTGAGGAGTTTCTGTTAAATCTACAAGTTTTTTATTACGACAAAAGTTTTTATAAGTTTCTTCATCCATACCCATCTTAGGATCTTCGCTATTGTACCAATCATCCATTCTCTTTTTAGTCATAGGTTTTTGTCTGATACCTTCAGCAATAGCATTATCTGGAGAAAGTATATTAGGAACAGCATCACTGCCGCAACCCTTAAATATTTTTTCCATTGTCCATCTATGAGGATCATCTGTAGTTACAAGCTTTTTTGTAATGGGACTGAATTGCTTTACATTAGACATTTTCTGTAGTTGAATGAAATCGTTATCACCTGAAATAATCATCACATTTTCATGTTTGCCAAACTCTTGTGTCTCAAATGCTATACGTGCGATAGTATCATCTGCCTCACAACCCCATTGTTTAATTGTCTTGTAAGGAAAGTTTTCACCTATTTCTTCAAAAATCATATGAATAATTCGAAATGCTTCATCCCAATCAATCTTGGATTCGTCACGACCTTCAGAACGTCTCCACTTGTAATATGGATAAATTTCTTTGCGAAAGTTACCACCACCATCAGCAACAACAACTATTTCTCCATACTCTTTAAAGTATTTTTTACGGTACATTCTGATCTGATTTAAGATCATAGGTCGTATAATATTTTCATCGATAGGCTCTTTTCGCGCCAACATCATACCAATAGCAACACCGTTATAATCAATTAAAATCATTTGTTTAGTCTCCATATTATTCAATAACTATCATAGCATATGTTATTTAAAGAGTCAATTATCTTTTAGTAATTTTCTTTTTTCTTCGATACTTTCTTTAAAATCTAATACAGTTTCTTGCTCTATGAGTGAAATTATTGTTTCAGTAACCCCAATTTCATGATTAAGTCTAGCTAATTTTTGCATCAACTTTTCCATTTCAATAGTATAAAATTCAAGTTCCTTTTTCTTGCGACTTCTTTGGTCATAAATATCTGTAATGTCAATAAGTTTCTTTTCTGGAATTATAATGCCTTTATCACTCATTAAGAACTACTACTCCTTCATGCAATAATTTTTGTCTATTTACTAGATGGTCTCTATCTACGTCGGCTTTATTTTGTCCAAAATATTTAACTGCATAACCTTCTTCAATCATAATACTACTAACTTTTCTTATTTCATAAACATTATTAGCAGTTTTATGTTCTAGTAAAAAGTCGCCTAAAATTCTACCGAATTTGCCCTTCTTATCTTCACCACTTTTATCAACTTCCGTTTTCAAAATTTGAACTGATCCTACAGGCAACAACTCTTTTAATCTAGCTTTACTAGCAAGTCCAAATGCCTTTTCTGTTAAGTCTCTTGTGCGAGATTCGGGCGTATCAATTCCCATCATACGCACACGTTCTCTATGTACCCAAATTCCAAAACCAAGATCAATATCTACATCAACGGTATCACCATCAACGACTCTTAGTATTTTACATTTATATTCATACATCTTTTTTCTCCTGAATCATTTTTTCGATGAGTTCTTTTTGTTTTTCTATTATTTCTTTTTGTTTTTCTATTTCTAAAAACAACTTATCATTCTCAGATAATTTTGGAAATTCTATTATGTTATTCATCTTCGATCTTCCCCCTTACATGATTTTGATGTATTTTAACTCCTATGAATGCATTATAATATTCGTCTTTAAAAAGGACTTCTTTATCGAACTGTTCTTTGGCCTCAAAATATGACATTAGACCTTTACTTTTACATAATTTTAATATTCTTCTTTCAAATCTTTCTGGACCGTAATTTTCTACTAATAACTTAACCTCTTCATTTGATCCATAATATTTCATCCAATCAGATTCTTTTACGACTTTTCTTTTTCTTTTCTTACCTTTCAGTGGTGCAAGTCTCCTTGTTGACCAAAAACCTTTTTTTCCAATGTATTTCATATTATTTTGTTTATCTGTAATTTCATAAACAAAACCAACCCAAGACGATAGTTCTTCTTGGGTTGGAATAAATTCTTTATCTTTGTAAAACCACACTATTCTTCGTATTCTTCGTCTGTAATACCATTGTGTAAATCTACAGGAGATCCACACATAGGACAAGCTTCTGGTTCAGCATCGTCATTTCCATTTAATACTTCAATTTCAGTTTGATATTGACATAACGGACAATCAATATAAAATGTTTCTTTTCTTGCCATATTTAAGCCTCACATGATGCACAGGTAAGAATTTCTCTGACCAATTCCTGCGCTGGATTAGATGAACGTTGATAATAAAAAGTTTTTACTCCTAGTTTCCAACCTTCAATAATTAATGCATTTACATCTTTAGCAGATACGTCTGGATGTATGAGTATATTTAGCGACTGCGATTGGTCAATATATTTCTGCCTTGCTCCTGCCTGTTGAACAATCGAAAGGGGCACAATTTCACTAAAAGTTTTAAACACATCTTTTTCATTTTGAGACAAAAATTCTAAATGTTGAACTGATCCACCACGAACAAGAATAGACTTCCAAGTTTCATCATTATTTTCTCCATGATCGTGTAGACAAGCTTTCAGATGTGGATTACGATAAGTAAACTTACCTTTTGCTAAATCTTTTGTGAAGTAATTAGATGCCAGAGGCTCAATAGCTGGAGATACTTGACCGAGAATAAAAGAGGAAGATGTTGTTGGCGCAATAGCAGTGCGCGTTAAATTGCGCTCACCAGTACCCAGCATGCCTTTTGGTTCACCATACTCAATAGCTAATTCTTTCGACGCTTCTAAAGACTTATCGTCAATAAATTTACTAATTTTAGTAGCTAACATATGCGCCGTAAATGATTCAAAGGGTATCATTTTAGATTGAAGATATGTATGCCAGCCTAATTGTCCTAGACCTAATGCTCTCCAATGTGACGCAAAATTATATGCAGACTTCATAAAAGGAATATCTTTAGTCTTTTCACAATACTCTTCCATGACAGCATCAAGAAACCAAATCATAGTTTCTACTGCATCAGTTTCTTCCCAATCGTCAAATGTTGCACAGTTCATAGACGCGAGATTGCAGACGAAAGACCATTCTTCACTTGAAGGTAAACAAATCTCAGAGCAAAGATTAGATGCCCAGATAGTAATGTCTTGATCTTTAAGAACCTGTGGCTTATTGTTATTAACTGTATCTTTAAAGAACAGATAAGGATAACCACTTTCTCGCCTCTTACGCAATATTCTTGCCCAGATAGTGCGTTTATCATTATCACCCGCAATCATAGATTCCATCCACTCATCACCGATACAAACGCCAAGACTTAGATTAATGATTGATGAACCTTCTTCACGACATTCTAGAAACTCCATAATGTCTGGAGATTCTACATCAAGATATGCAGCGCAAGAGCCACGACGAACATTGCCTTGAGCGACAACGTCCACTGTAGTCTCAGCTAGATTCATAAAATGAATTGGACCGTCTGCTGTACCACCACTTTTAATCTCGGAACCTCTCGGTCGCAATGCTCCATAGTATGCAGATGTACCAGCTCCCATTTTAGTTTGCATACCTATTTCAGCAGTTTTCAAAAGAATTGATTCCATATTATCATCAACGAATACGCCGTTACATGAGATAGGAAGTCCTTTCTTAGTGCCAAAATTTGACCAGACTGGAGATGAAAGAGAATAAAATCCTCTACTCATATAGTCATAAAACTTATCAGCGAAACCTTCTTTATCGAGGATAGTCTCTGCTGTCTGTGCGATATTACGCACCCTTTCTTCGACAGTCATATTACCATCAATATATCCACGACTCAAAAAAGTCCGTGAGTCTTCATTTGCCCATTCAAATCCCATTATATACTCCTTAAAATAAATCGTCTGCTGTTATGCCTTGTCCTTTAGCATATTCTACAGGACGCTTTTGAAAGAAATCTGTCATGTTTGCGCCTAACAATTCTTCCTCAAACCAAAATGTTTCGTCAACTAATTCTTGGTCAAATTTAATTTCACTACTATCAAATCCAATCTGATCTAATGATTCAGCCATGCGATATGCAATAAACGACTTTAGAATATCTGCATTTAAACCTTTAACAGAATAGTCTCCCATAATCCAATCAATAACTTTACTTTCTGCTTTTAGTGAGTCAATACACTCTTCCCTAATTCTTGCTACCATTTCTTCATCAAAATATTCTGGATACTCATTACGCATAGTTTGAATTAATTTGATTCCTACTTGTGCGTGAAGCATTTCTTCATTTCGTGTATATTGTACTTGTTGGGCACAATCTTTCATCACTGCCCTATTTCTATTTAGATGCATCATTATATAGAACTGGCTAAATAGACTAACATTCTCCACAAACAAAGTAAACAATATAATCGAATAAATATATTGTTTCTTATCATCTTCATACACTTTATTGTTATACTTTCTAAGATACTCGACTCTTCCTTTAATAACTTCCTCGTTCATATTTTCCTCAAATACATGGTTCATATGTAGAACATCAAGAATTTTCTCATATGCCATATTATGTATAACTTCGGAATTTGCCATTGCATAGCCCAAATCTTTGATTGACGGATGAGGCAAGTGCTTACCAACATCAGCCCAAAAACTTTTGACTGCGATTTCGATTTGTCCAATAGCAGACATTGTACGAACAACCATTTGTTGTTCTTGTTCATTCAGATCAGTTTTGAACTGCGAATAGTCTGATCTAAAATTAAATTCTTCTGGTGTCCAAAAGCCTTTCCAAATAGCTTCAATGAAATCTTTTGTCCAAGGGTAAAGGTCAGGTTTCCTTGCAATTTGTTCTTCAAACAGCATACGTCTTTCTCCGTCTATATTTTGATTTTACTTTTATTCTTAGTACATTATATAGTATAATCGTTACCATGTAAAGACGTAAAATCACTAAAAAAATAACTTTCTTTAGTGCGACATATAATCTATATTGACTCTTTTAACGAATCTGTTATAATAAGATTCTTCTTAGTGAGTGGGGTATATACTAATCAATAGTAACTGCTTTAGATAGAGCATCATTAGCTTCAATATAGTATCTTTTGTATGCGTTTATTATGGACTGTTGTTGAGATATGTACATACGAATTTCAGATGTATTTAAACTCAATCTTTCATATCCATCATCTGTTAGTCCGAATAGAACTAAAGGTCTACCAGTTTTTTTCTGTGCTGAGAAAACTTCTTGGGATGTTTCGGGAGTAATTAATATCCAGTCAATTTCTCTTGTAGATATTTCATCTGCTTGTGGTAACACAAGTTCAGGCTTTTCAACGGGCCTAGTACTTATTTCAATCGGTGGTGGTAGACTCTTCCCCAATGACAAACAACCGCCCAGAGGCAATATAATCATCATACAACCAAGGACATTCGCTATTGAACGATTTCGCATTTTTAGCAGACCTTTCTTTTTCATTTAATTCAGAACCCGATATTAACTCAAAACATCTATTAGATTTAGCAGTAGCACTATTGATAACTTTTTCTACAAGTGCGGGCTTTACTGCTCCGAGCATTCCTATATCATGCTGTTCTATTTTTTTAGCTAATATTTTATTTCTAGTTCGCGTTCTACGCAATTCAGTATTTGTTATATCTAGTTCGGCATTAACTGTTTGAATATTTTTTTCCATAGAATGTATAGTTTCAGTCTGAGTTTGAATTGAGATTTTTAACTTAGCATTATTTTCTTTTAATATTTCTATTTTTTCCTGCATATTATTCCAAGTCTTATAAGCAACAAAACTTAGTGATCCAACTATGGTAATCATGAAAATTGCTATATAAACTCTTATCATTTCTCAGGCCTTTTTAAAATATATAATACAATATTTCCCGCATCCAATTCTTCAAAAGAAAATCCCATCTTTGATGCAAACCTTTTCACTAATCTACTATATAAATTTGCTCTACTTGGACCTTCATCTTCATTTTTAGACGCTGTAAAAGATACAAAAAATACTTTAGGATTTTTATTTACCCATTCTTTAATATGATTAATCACGGCACCAAATATTTGCATTTGAGAACCTGTTCCAGTTATTTTATCTGAACCTGCTAGATCAGAGCCGCCTCGAGTTGAAAATACTATATTGACTCTGGTTTTAGGAGCATTAGGTGTCATTTCCCACATATATGTTAGTTCTATGGTCTTATCATCAACTTTAGACATAAACCTATCTCTCAAGTCATTACTTTGAGTTTGTTTCCATCGTACTTTGGTATTAAAAGCTTCTGATATATATGTAGAAAAACTAATCATCTTAGAAATTGCCTTTAAATCTCTTGAGCATAACAGTTTCACCTTGTCTTTTTTTCTTCTTATATCGTTTATCTTCAGTATCTATTGGTGTCATATTTCTTCTTATCATTTTATCATGATTTGGATTACCTAAAAGAATATCTCTAGATGCAATGTGTCCTCCACCCATACTCATAGTGGGCGCATCTTCGTATAATGAAGATTTAAAATCAGAGAAAGTTTTGCTCTCTGCATTTACGTGCCGCTTTGCGCCCGAATACTTGTGATATTTTTTTAAATCAATTTTATCATAAGAATCTGGTTTAAACCTCAAATCTTTTCTATTCGCATTTTTTTTATTATTAATAGCATCTTCATCAGAATTATCTGCAGATTTGCCGAATTTAGATTTTTGCATTGCATCTAATTCTCTCTGTAGTTTTTTTAGCTTATCGCTATGCTTTCCTACGCCACCGCCTTTAACTTTTGTTGCTAAAAATTTTGACAGTTCTTCTATTTGTTTTTCTAGTAATGTGATTTCAGAGTTGTGTATAATTTCTTCTTTACGGACTTTTGATGCAAGGTCTTTATCAGCTTTGCCCCATGTACCAGAAGATTTAGTAATAAATGAATTAACTCTCGCCATACCCCATTGTTGAGGAGTAGTGCCTGGCCTATGACCAGTTTTCCAAGCAGCCATACCTCGATTATATACTTGCTTTAAAATACCAAGTGGCATTCCTGATTTTTCTGCTTTGTTTTTTAAGCCTTCGCTCTCATTAATTTCAACAGATTCGCCACGAGCATTCTTAAAATCTTGTTTTGTAGGAGCGCCCTTTTCTCCCGGCTTTCTCATAGGACGACCTTCTTTTCTTTTTTTATTTATATTATGCCATAGACCATCACCTTCTTTCATGTTTGCATGTTTTGCTGCCATATGTGCTTTGTACTTTTCTGAACCTTTAGGATGAGGACTTTTACCTTCATCTTTTGGACCCATACCCATAGCGGCGGCTTTCTTAGTGTGTTTTGAAGGTTTAGTATCAACATCGTCTCCCGGTGCGGGTTCATATGCAGATTTTTTATTATCAGGAGCATCACCATGCTTATCAAAATGTCGTTTACGTGCCATTTTCTTAGATTTAGAAACGCCCTTATAATATACTGCAGGCTGACTACCTTTTTCATGACCAATATCAGGATCTTCAGCTTCTTTAACTTCTGGTTTATCGTGAGTATATCCCATGTCTTTCATTCTTAAATGATCTTTTTCTTTTTCGGCTTTGTAACCTTTGCCCGTTTTCGGGTCATACATCATATGTGGTTTAAAATCTTTTGACTCTATTTGGTTTTTAAAAGTTTTCATCACATTATTTCCTCTGATGTAATATAAATTTTTTGATTTGTTTTGATATGCGTTGCTTCGTATATTGATATACCAAAAATTTCTCCTACCGGATAGCAGTCGTTGGAAACTCTAATTTTATCTTTAGTTCTTACAATTTCCTCAATAGTTTTATTGAGAACTTTGGTATTTTTAATCTTATATACTCCACTTGAAAGTTTATTATCTTCTAAAATAAACCAAGTATTATGTTCTGTAACAAAAATTTCTTTATCAAAATTACATTTGTCAACAATTTTTTCGATTGAACTATCATCAAGTCCTAATTTCTCTTTAATTAAATAAAGTGCTGCCGCATATGAACCTACTGTAGTTCTTCCGGTAGGACTTTTACCAATTATTTTTTTGATATTAAAAACTAATCTATGAAAATGTGTGTAAGCACCTTTCATTTCACTTGTATCAAGTTCAACTTCTTTTTGCCGATCTCCTTGCTTATCGATAATACCTAACTTATAAGCCTTCGTTCTATTAAAAGGCGTTACTAGAAGTGTTAAAAATCTAAAAGTATAGAGCAGATCGCCCGCTCTGGCTATCATTCCCATTTTATATCTTTCTTAATTCATTTACGACAAATTGATCCATAGATGTATCACTATAATCATCATAATCTATATATTTTAGATATATGAGAAATGGCTTTATAATTGACCAATTCTCATCTCTAAATTTTAATTGCATTATCTTTAATGCAGCTTCAACTCCAAAAACATTAAATATAATTATAATATGATTTAGTATTAGGCGAACCGATAGCTTTTTATCTTCTTTAGATAAGTATCGGTTCACCAATCTTTTTGCATATTTGACTCTGTTCAAATCTTCATAAAATTCTTCAATATCAACACATTTAGGATTATAATAATGCCTTGCAGCAAAAATTACAAAATTATCTTCATTTACTTCATCAAATATTTTCATTATGTTTTATACAATCTTATCCCTATTTGTGACCGCGTTCTGCTGGAGTTTTTCTCATTATAATGTCCACCGCTGTATCAGCATCTTTGGCTTCATTATATGCCTTTGCCCACGCTTTCACTACAGGCGGCAATGTCTTTTTAACATCAGCAATTGCTTTAATAGTAGGATCAATGTGACCTTTTATTATCGCAAATGAATTTTCCTTCTCATAAGCCGAATTTGAACTGCCGCCCAACTCTTGGCGCAGCCTTTTTTTTCTATCTTGCATATCATCTTCTAACCTTTTAAGTAGACGATTCAAATCGCTATACCAATTTAGGTTTGTAGCGATGCCATCTGAGCGCCGGTTACCTTTGTGCCACTGCTGTCCAATATACATTTCATTTACATTCTCAAGTTCAACAGACTCTTTTTTCGCATCGTCTTTGTACCAAATTTGAACGGAGTCATCTTTGTAAGAACTGGAGTCAGATTTCCAATTGGCATAATATTCTGTTGCTCCTAACATTTTTAAGTGCTTTTTTACTGCTGGTATTGTAGGTTTACCTTTAGCGTCAGCATAAGTACTTTTTGCATCTTTTTTGAAGGCACTAATTATGTCACGATTTGAAATTTGCCATCCAAGATTTCTAGGCAAATTTCCGCCCTTTACGCCACTTATATTAACTGCCCAAGATTTACCATCAGATGCACCGACAAAAGGCTTCTCTCCCTTTGCTTCATCAAGTTCAACAGACTCTTTTTTCACATCGTCTTTGTCCCAAGGTGCTTTCTTCACAGACACTTTATCTTTTGATTGAGCCTTAACTTTAGCCAATGCTCTTTGCATTGGGGTCATTCCCTCATTCATGTCATTTTCCTTTTCTTTAATTTCAGCAGACTCACCAATAGTACTGTCATTATGTCTTATTGGAGATTTTGATTTAACACTATTTTTTATATCTTGTAAAGTTTTAGTGAATACTACTGGCGCATCTGCAAACTCAGGAGTATTTGCGTTTTCTGGACTATGCATTTTTACAAATTCTGCTTCTGTCATGCCAGAGGATGCTGGAGCAACATCGTCAATTCTACGACCAGCTAGTTGTTTATCAAAACTATCTCTTGTATCATCTTTTGATACATTATTAGCAGTAGCTTTTTCTTGAATGCGTTTCATAAGAAATCCAGGTTCAACAGATTCTTTGGTCTGCGGTTTTTTAGTTACCCACTTTTTAGAACCTTCTTTGTTTCTTCCCGCTAACATACGATCAATAATGCCTTCTTTCTTAGTATGTTTTTCTTTACTATATTCTAACACACTACCATCGTCTTTTTTGTCAACAGCTTTTTTAACAGTTTTGCGGCGATTGTGTAGGTATTCGTCAGACTCGTCCTCATCACCGTCGTTATCAAGGTCTTTATCTTTACGATCTTTGAATTTCTTTTTCAGTGCTTTGGGTTGGACTTTGTCCATTCCATCACCGTCATCAGATACGTCATTTGTATTATCTTCATTGATATCTACTTCTACGATTTCTTGAGCCTCAGGCTTATTATACATTTCTGCATATGCTTTGGCAATATTGTTGTTAATGTCATCGGTGCTCATTTTTATCTCCTTACATAAACACTTGTGCTGCTACAGCGGTTGCGGCGGCAGCGATTGCCAACCAAAATAATTTGTTTATTATTTGTACAGTATGATGATTCGCATCTACTTTCTTTTCGATACAATCTAGCTTTTCTGAAAATTTATTCATTCTAGCCCAGGAATCATCCCTATATTTATTATATGAATCCATCTTTTCTTCAAATCTTGCTAATGTAACCATAGCATCAGATAATGTGTCTATTTTTTCCTCTATACGATCAAGTCTTTTATCTGTTGCTGTTGGCATAGGATTTATTCCTTTAGTATTTTTATTATGTTAGTGTTATTTATATATTTTTTATGTTCCATTACAAGTAATCGATGATACAAAAGTGATCGCATTTGCAAAACCATCAGTTACTTGAAAAGTTAATTCAAATGTTCCTGCGTAAGTTGGATCTGTGGTTGGAGTTATAACAAAAACATTTAAATTCTGTTGAACCGTAGCTGTAACTCCTCCACCATTCGTCAATGATCCTGAAGTTAGCGTGTATGACCAAGTCAGAGGAGTTTCATCTGCATCTGTAGCAATTCCTACTATAGACTGAGGTGATGTTCCTAAATTATATGTCGCATCTATTCCTGTTATAGAACTTGGCGCAGTATTACTTAAAGTAACTTTACTCCAGTTATTATTGATACAAAGATACATGTTATTATTTGCGGTAACAAATACTAGTGTGCCATTTTCTGCAACTGAGGGCACTTCAGCTATAGTCGAATATACTGTCATTACAGCAGATTCAATATCACTATCGTTAAGTGTCGAACTATTTCCAAATAAATTCGCTAAATTTCTTCCTATTGACGGCATTTAAAATATCCTTATTCAAATTGAATTGTTCCAGAGCCAGATGTAAATTTATAAACTTTGTCGCTACCTACTGTAGTAGTAGTCACATTTCCTGTAGTTGTTACAGAGATACTACTTGCAACTCTAACTATAACGACTCCTCGTCCGCCAGAACCACCGGGACCACCTTGTTGCGAACCACCATAAGATCCTTGGCCAGCACCACCACCGCCGCCGCCACCGAGACCATTTGTTCCATTTCTACTAGAATGTGCTGACCAACCACCACCAGAACCAGAGCCATTTCCTCCACCGCCTAAACCTCCTGGGCCACATGCTGCACGATAAGAATATATAAAGTTTGGATTAGTCGGATCATAAACTTTTGAAACGCCCGCTCCGCCACCTCCACCTCCACCATAATAAGTTGAAGTTCCTGTTATATCATCTGCCCGTCCGTTTCCTCCTGGGCCACCATAGCCACTAACATATTGACTAGAGTTTGTTCCATTAGAACCATTTTGTCCAGCGCCACCTCCACCACCGCCGAGACCGCTTTGTTGATAACTATTATAAAACCCTCCATCACCACCTGCGTAAGCTGGTGTTGACACTAACCATGGAATAGTACTTTGGCCTGCAACACCACCGCTATTAAAATCTACATTATGAGGTCTATCTTCGTGTGATTCAATTCCCGCACCGCCGCCGCCGCAGCCGCACGTAGTACCTGACGTAGTTGTTGAATATGGATTTCCTCCTCCTATGTCACCTCTTAATGCTACAAATGAACCCAGGCTTGAATTATTTCCAACTGAACCATACGAACCGCCCTCACCTACGGTAACCGAAAATGCTTGTCCAGTTACTAAATCTGTTGTTCCTCTTAAAACCATTCCGCCGCCACCGCCACCGCCGATTGTTTTCCAACTATATGAGCCCGAACTATAATATCTGCCACCGCCACCGCCACCAGCGACTATAAGCAATCTAGCACTAACACTTCTAGTTAAAGCAAATGTAACATCTTTTGTTGTTGTGCTTGTACCGTCTGTAACACTTATTCTCAGTACAAAATTAGCTGCATTTGTTAAGTGTGGAGTAATAGTAAAAACATTCATCGAAGGTCCTTGGCTTATAGTACACCCATTTAGAGAACCCGAAATTAATGTATAAGACCAACCTAAGGCTTCACCATCTATATCTGAAGATATAGCAGTGATTACAGTATCAACACCGGATGTACTTAAACTATAATTATCATTCACACCAGTAATTGCTGCAGGTGCAGTGTTGTCTAAAGTAATAGTAACATTTTTTGTTGTAGATGCTGATCCGTCTGAAGCTATAGCTTTAAAAGTTAATGTGCCATAATCGGACACATTAGTTGACGGTGTTATAGCGTAATCTCCAGTATATTCAAAACCACTAATATTCGTTATCTGCGCTGGAAATGTACCACTGGTATTAGTATGAACGCCAGAACTATCTGTAATTTCCCAAGAGTATTCTATAGGAAAAACAGCAGAATCATATTCTGGATCAACTGCAGTGGCGTTTAATGTAGTAGGATTGCCGTCAATTGTGAGTGAAAGCGTATCTGGCGGCTGATTAGTTTTAAATATCGGAGCAGAATTTATTCCAGATGAAACCCTATTCCACTTTGTTCCATCATGTAAATATAGAGATTTTGTAGACGTTACAAAAGCACTTTGTCCTTCAGTGCCGCTGCCTAAATTTGATATGTTTTCCACAGAAACTATACCCGGACTTGTGCCTGAACCAGTAAAATCTACAAGTAATGGATCTATTTTTCCATCTTCAGTCGGTCTAAAAAACTTAGCTAAATTTAGTGCTTTAGATGGCATGATTATTCTCTTTCTAACTTATAGATAAAGATATGTTATGAGTTGCTTGTGATCTACCATCACTGGCTACTGCAACAAATGTAAATACTTTATTATCATGTGGACTGTTGGGTGTTATCGTAAAAATACCGGAACTCTCATATCCAGTTATAGAAGCTATTTGATTGGGCAAACTTCCTCTTTGTGGACTGTAATAATTATTATCGGCATCATACATATAATATGAATAAAATATAGATTGATCTGCGGTAGCATAAATTTCATTCGCTGCAGTCATTGTAATTGTTCCAGCAGAAGTCGTTAATGTGATATTCGCGGGATCTCCAGAGGAAGTCGCAATTGTAGTTGTAAGAGCATCTTGTCTTCCAGAAGATACGAACTGCCATTCTGATCCATTCCAAACATAAAGTCTTTTAGTTGTATCCGAATATGCTAATTCTCCTATCTTTGAACCAGAAGCAAATGTTACTCTTTTACCAGTTTTAGATGTAGCAGAAGGCTGTTCAATTTCAACTATATCAGGAGCAGAAAATTTTCTACTGTTCTTCTTAAATATTCTAGATATGCTGAATTTTCCTTTACGTCTACCCACAATTACTCTCCATATATCTATTCCACAAATTCAACTTTTACCCAGCCTTGAAACTGATTTAGACTTGAATATGTTCCAGATTGCCAAGTTGTTGTACTTTGCGCTAAACCAACTGATCTATCAGAAACATATGTATCATTTACATAAGAGGACCCATGACCAGTAGTGGAATTGTTATCATTACCATAAGCACCAGTAAATCCACCGCCCGCACTACCACGTTCATCGTAACCACCAGAGCCGCCTCCAAAACCACCATAACCAGCAGTACTATTACTTCTAGTACCACCAACTAAACTTCCACTACAATATCCTCCACCACTAGTTGTACCACCGCCAGATGCTCTATAAGAACCACCCCTTGAATCTCCAGTAGTCGATGCATATCCAGCTGATGCATTTGAATTTGTTGGTGTTGTCTGTCGTCCCGTAAAACTAACTCCCGACGGATTGGTAATCGTGAAACTACTACCTAAACTTGTATTTTGATTTTGTTTTGCCTGACCATCTGACGTATCACCACCAGCGCCACTTGCGACAATTAAAGGTATAGATGCTGATGTTGACTGATTTCTACATACCCATGATGCGCCAGCTGCACCATTACAATGATCGCCGTTATAATCAGGAACTCCTTGGCCTGCGACCATAGTTATTATTTCACCTTGAGTCAAATTAAAAGAAGCAGTCACTAAAGATCCTCTCCCACGCCAATTTTGGTCAGTTTTTCCAGCGTTTGCGCCTTTAGCAGTAAATTTATATTTTCCTGATTTTGGTACTGTCCAAGATTGATATCCAGTTGTATGACAAGTCACATATTGATTTGCCCAAGAATGACCTTGGCCTGTCAAATAACTTCTAACTTGACTTGTGCTAGGACCATATCTATGTGCTGTGCTATTATAGCTATTGGTAAGACTTCTCGACACAGTAAAATACGCTTCAGTGAAATCGAAAAGATAAAACGATATGCTTACTGTGGTGCTAGAACTAACAATTTTTGTTCCATCAGTAGCTTTTGCTCTAAAAATAAAACTTCCGCTATTAGTAGCAACTGAAGTTGGAGTTATCACAAAATTACCTGTTGTCTCATATCCACTTGCGATTGATGCTATTTGATCTGGTAAACCGTTATTTCTTTCTGGACTGTAATAGTTTGAACCTTGAACAATGTCCCAAGAATATGATAAATTATCTGCGTCTGCATCTGTCCCGGCAATTGAAAGTGTGCTAGTAGTACCATCTGTATTTAACTCTAGTGTACTAGGTAAAGTCGTAGTTAATGTCGGTGCAGTATTATCAAAGCCCGTATCTATTCTTTGCCATTCACTTTCATTCCAAAAATAATAAATGTCTTTTGCTGTATCGAAAGCTATTTGTCCAGCACTTGGACTAGCAGGAAATGCAGCAAAATTTGCATATGCCACTATATTTCCTTGTGGTAAAGAAGATACGTCTTCCATCTTAGAAACTTTTATTTTTCCGTTTGCTTCTAAGAGTTTTGAAAGGTCAAATCCAAGACTTCTACCCATAATTAAATCCTACCAAGAAGTATCAATTGAAGTTCTTATCCAGGTATTTGCGGCAGTACAAACATACAAATAACTTGCATCAGTCACAACATCACCTTTTATCCCTGTTGAAGTGTTACTTGCTGGTGCACTTACACTAGACAGTCTTAAAGGTCCATCGGTTGCTATACCAAATAGACTTGATCTATCTACAACAACAACTTGACTTCCCGTTCCAATTGAATCGTCTAATGTGATGCTTGTGCCATTAGATGCTAGATAATCTCCCGGTTTAAAAAGTCTAATCCCATTTGCGAATACTTCAACTGTGTTTGAATCATATGAAAGCGTTTTGCCCGCACTATCAACACCTGTAAATACCGTTTGTGAGGCACTTGTAGTATAGACATATTCATTCTTTGTCATTTCTGCAGGATATATTGTGCTTAGTCTAGAAGTTAGATAATTAGAATCAAAAATATCAGTTAAATTGGAAGAAGATGCTGGATTAAAAGTTGTAATGTGAACTTGATCGTTATTGGATAAAGCGTTTAAAAACGTTATTGTATTATTTGGACTATCTATTGTATAATCTAATGTTGGTAATACCATGACTCCATTAAGATTTACATAAATGTTATTTCCAGTAAAAGATAACTCATTTGAATTAGCGTCTGTTCCGCTGATTACTGTTGCGCCAGCTGAAACAATAA